TCACTGACCACCGTATTTCATCTGTTCCAGCAGATCGCGGCCTTTTTTCAACTGCGCATCGATGTGGTTCGCAAGGTCCTGAATATGGATCATGCGCGGGGCTTTCTGGCTCTCTGCTGCGCGGAAGGTTGGAATAGGGAGCTCACCCATAGCAGCGCGTTTTTCCGCTGTTGCCAGCTTCAGCCCAAAATACTTTTCGCACACCTGACTGAGCGGCACGGTAGCCGACCCGTATTCGGCCATTAACAAAAACATCGTATTCATCTTCACCTCATACCACTTTCAGGCCACGCCAGTGGCACCACGTCTCATACATCCGCTTAACCACTTCCCGGCAATAGTAGCCGTGATCGTCTCGCGTCAGGTCATACCGGCCGCCGTAGCGCAGCCGGACCCAGATTTCAAATTCTCTGTTCATCGCTCTTTGCCTCCATCGCATCCCGCAGCATCAGGAAGGCTATAGCTGCCGCTCGTAGCGGGTTCTTGTGATTAACCTGAAGCCCTGATTCGTGCGTTGCCTTCCAGACCGTTTTACCGGCAGGCGCGATCCCTATCCGGTATTTCTTCATTGCCGAGAAAAGGTCCTCGGGTCTAGCGAGAGGGAAAAATCCATAGCTATGCTTCCTACCAAATGTCTCCCACAAAAGCTGCGCCCCCTTTGGATTGTTGGGGTGAAGAATCACCTCGTATCCCGGCTTGAGCCGCTGTCCAACCAGTAAGCTAATTTCGCCATCTGATAATTTGCTGTAATTCATCAGAGCTCCTCCTTGCGGTACCCTGCATCGAAAATGCTGCTGGCGAGCGCAATGGCTCTTTCAGCCACCAGGGCCGTGTCGCGCTCACAGAGTGTTTTTGCCATATCCTCAACTGTCTTTTTGCGGTGTTCATCCTGCCGATCGGCAATAATGTCGTTGCAAAGGTCTACGCATTCGGTGCAGATGTTTACGCTGGGCCCGGAGATCAGTTTGTCTTCAGCGATAACCTGCTTGCAGAAGTTGCAAACCGTTTTCGGATCTGGCTCGCGCTGCGGCATCTGGCGCCAATATTCAATAAAGGGATTAACAGGCATCACTTCACCTCCACTTCAATGCCGGCAGCCATAATCACGGCTGCGCAGGCTTCGCGCATACTCCCGGCTCCGGCAGCAAACCCCAAATACCATTCAGCATCAGAGCCAAGCTGCGGAAGGCCTGGCAGCTTCACTTTGATGGCCGTCTTAACTGGCGCACTAAATCCCAGCTTTTCCCGAAGTTCAGCAATAGCAGCATCATGTTCTGCGCGTGCCTCCGGCCCCATAGCATCCAGTTCAGCGTAACGTTCAGCGCGGTTCTGAAGCGCCCGCAATACCAGGTGAGTGCCGACGCCTTTGCCAAACCGGAAGCCGGGTTCAAGAATGACCGGGCAGGGGAGCTTTTCTGGATATTCCGGCTGCAATGTTTCTTTAGAATTCGCCAGAAGCTCAAGAGCCATCGCTACCACCTCGCCCGGGAAGAAAGGTTCACCACCGGCAATTGCTTTAAGCCGTTTTTCGCTGATACTCATCGCTTAGCCTCCCGCAGCAGATGTTTGTAGGCCCGGAGGGCGTGCTTTGTCTGACCGCTCAATACCGTTTTCATGATGAAAAATCCGCTGCTATTGCTGGTCATACCCGGTGTCAGGAACAGAGCTACATCAATCGCCCGGTTGTGCCGGCGGAATTCAAACACCGTGCTGGTGACCACAATGTTTGCAACGGATCCGTAGTCCTGATAATCGATTTTCATGCCAGAGTCCTCGCCAGTAATCGCGCAATACCAAAGAAACAGCAGACACCCGCGGTAAACCCCAGCCCCGAAAGGCTGGAGAAAAACAGAGTGAACATCGCCAGTTCAGATACCTTTTTCATTGATCTGCACCTCCTCAACAGCAGTGATGTAGCCTTTCCATCCGCCATAGCTGTTCACCATTTCGCCCAGGCGTGAAAGGCAGGCGTTCATCCAGCGGATCCCCCGAGGCGTAAGCGCCGGAACTGTTCCCCAGTCGATAAATTGCGAATTGCTGCGATGCAAATATTTGATGAGGTCCAGAATGTCGATGTAATGCGCATGGCGCCGCTCTATGTCCCACCCTTTATCTTTGAGGTAGGAGTCAATGAAGCCCTGCAGCGCTGGCTGGTTAAGCGAAATATCGCCGTACTGGTGGCGATACACCGGGCGACGGTGCAGGCTGACCAGATAGAACAGGTACGCATCGCATACCCAGGTTAAGGCCCGCTGGTGGGCCACCTCGATAGAACTGGCCGGCAGCCAGATAACGTTATTCACCGTGGCCACCCTCCCACCCGATAGCCTGAAATAGTCCCATCTTCGGGTGATACCAGCGGGTGCCACGGGGCTCCGCCTCGGACATCATCTGGCGGAATGCTTTCATGAAAGGTTCAAGCTCCACGATAGCCCGGCGGGACAGAAGGCCGTCAGGTGTCATGAATTCGTGCGTATCGGTTGGGATACGGTAAGCGTTAACCAGGTTTCGGCACTTCGCATCGGTCATGCCGCTTTTGGCGACCACCTGGCGGTAACCAACGTACCCGGCCCGCATGGTCCCACGCTTAATGTTCTCGACCGCTTCCGCTACGGTTTCCACCTGTTCTTCGACCTGGTAGAGGCGGCGCTCCTGCTCAACATTCAGCAGGGCCATTTCGGCGATCAGCTCTGCCTGTGATTTTGGGCGGGAGCGCTCTTCCTCCAGCTCTTTCCAGCGGTCCACCAAGCGGGCGGTAAACTCAGGGCTAAGCTGGGCGACGACGATGATGCTGTCGCGCTTACCTTCTTCACTTTCAAAAACGTAAACTGCTGTAGGACGCCCGGCGGTAGGCTTTTCCTCAATTTGAGGAGAAGTGATTACACCGCGCACAATCAGCATCTCAATGGTGCGCTTCACGTTGTCGTGACGCTTCTCTACCAGCTCGGCGATTTCCAGACTGGTCATGGATGGTTTGCTGGTGATCAAGTTATTCATCATCATTCCCTCAGTGCATAACCGGCATGTCTGGCATGCCTTCGGTGTGGATTTGCTCGATAAAGCCGTCGTGCAGCATGTTGAAGCCCTCCCGGCCCATAGCTGACAGCCTGAACCCGTATTCGTCGTCACAGACAACCATGTCCTGATACATGCGCAGCGCCAGCAGCAACCCTTCCTTTTGCCCGTATTTCTCAATGGCGCCGGCCTCAATGTGATTAGCGAGTGCAAAGCGTTCCGGCCCCGGGTAGACGCTGATTGCACCGTGCTCCCCGGAATAGATAACGGCTGTATCAGCGCCGCCTTCGTCGTTCGTAACGTCGACAGTCCCGTTCTTCTCCCGTTCCTCGGTAATGAATACCGCGGCGAGCAACCAGCGCCAGACGATGATTTGCTGCTCGATGGTGAGCGTGATCCAGCTGCTTTCTACCGCTTCCATGATGCAGGCCAGAATGCTCATGCCGTCGGCGAGACTTTTGTCATAGCGCCCGTTATCCAGCTCACGAATGGCAGCGGAGTAGGCAGTAATCCTGTTTACAGATATCCGGATGCCGGTTGACGTTGGTTCCGGGTTAAATGCTGTGTGATCCATTGCGTACCTCTGCTGGTTTGCTGGCCCTGAGTTCTTCACGCTCTTTCACGTAGCGGTCGTGCATGGCATCCCACTTTTCGCACCATTTCTGCATTTCACGCTTGCGGGCGAGGATGCGACGCAGACGGCGAACGGTGCGCTGGTGGGCGCGGTGATATTCGTCGGTAGTTTCGCCACGGCGCCACAGTTCGTTTCCTTCGTGCTCCACAAGGTAATCAGGGTGGCGCTGCTTAAACCCGGACAGAGCAAAGGCATGCGATGTTAGAAAGTGGGCCAGCCAACTAATGGCGGTACCGCGGCTAAAGCAACGCTTCATGCGGCCGTGACGAATAGCGGCGTAAAGGTCGCCGACGGGCGTGTGGTGCTTCTGTAATGCCAGGTCAATAGCGCTGGCGGTGCGGTTGTCGATCATCGTTTAATTTCCCCTGAATATTTTTCGTGAGACATCACTTCCCAGTTCCGGCCGTCGTCTTTCGATAAGAGCCGCCAGCGTGGGTTAACCTTCAGGCTGAGATATCCCGTGCGGTGCGTACGCCGTGCATAAATGCGCTTCCGGCGGTACCGCAGCAGGACCTGCATCGCCTGCAGGTGTACCCGCTCAGGAATGCGTATTGCTGTTAGTGCCACAGGTATCTCCTGTTAGTTCGTGCTGGGGGGGGGTAACATTCCAACCAGCCTGGCGGGCCATTTCGATAAATCCGGTCAGCGTCAAAAGATGCTCGTCATCAGCAAGGCGGCGGTCGGTGACCAGACCGTTACGCACATAAACCAGCACTCGCCCGGAAAAATCGGGAGAAACATGCAGATCAACCGCCAGTACCCGGGAAAGGGTTGGAGCGCCATTGCGCGAAAATGTATTCTGACTAATCATCAGTTAATTCCTCCGCTGACATGTTTTTCTTTTGCGTGGGCGATTAATTCCGAAAAAATATCATCTACAATCGCCTTGCCTGTTTCGGTCAAATATTCGGTGTGGCTGTTAATATCAAGGCTGTTCATATACGTTTTGCGTAGAAAACTATCAGACTCTGAGCCAAATTCCGCGCGAACCTGTTTTTCGAATCTCAGCAGAAGTTTTTGCATTGATTCTTCGTTGATTTCGATAACCTGAATATCGCTATCTGGCATGTTCACAGAAAGACAATACCCGCCTGTTTTACGCTTTAGCCGATGCAGAGTTGCTATGGCAATTCTACGGCGATAGATTTCAATTACGTTTTGTCGTTCCACCGTCCCTTTCCTCCTCGGCATTCATCCAGGTTTCAATATCTGCTGATATATCGTAAGCAAGGTTAATAAGAGAGAATCGCTGCCCGTCCTCAAGCTGGTAGTAGTTTTCAGCCACCGTTTGAATCAGGTGATGCAACCTTTCTGAAGTAATACTTATTTCCTGCAAGGTCATGTTTTTTGCTGACACAGCCATTATTACCTCCCATAAGCCTTGCGGAGGTACAATTCTGCAATAAGTTCGTGCCCGCTCGCCGCGTACAGGCGGGCTAATTTATATGCTGCTCGGTCGATGATGAATGTCATAATAAATCCCTCGCTAAATTTAGGGTGCAGGATTCCCCACCGGTTAAGGTGTTAATTAAAACTGTTTTGGTTAATTCAATTTTGCTTCGATGTTTTTCAATTCACTGCAAACTTTTATCGCATAATCGAAGATTACTGATGCCATATACATGGCTGGTTTGCCATTATCTTCATCTGTGAAGTAAGCCTCATTATAAATATGCGCAAGCTCTTCGAGTTTTCTTGCCGTAATGGTCGCGTGAAAAACATCATCAACAATATCAGCGCCGCTCTCGTCCCGTTGGGGGGGGGGGGCTGATACATCGCTGAGCGTGTTGATATATTCATTCGCAGTGTCGAGCGTCTTTTTCATTGAACGAATCAGGCAAGCTATAGCGCAATCTGTTTCGTGGTCTTCGCTGCTATTTTTGTAGATGGTTTCAAGAAGCACAGTATTCTCGATAATATCAGCAGAAATAGTTTCAAGCATCTGAACGGGAGTATTCATTTGTTTGCCTCAAAATTATGTACGCGTTCGAGTTCTTCATATGCTCGCGAAGCCAGGTACCGAATGCCATTGGATGCTTCTTTAATGGTATCCGCATCAAGCTGTTCAGCGCTTAACTCAAGTGCTACGAGCAGGGCGCATACGTTATTAGTGTATTCCATCGCGCTAATGAGGTTCGGGTGGTTGGTGGTGTTGGTTTTCATTCTTCCACCTCTTTATTTGCGCTGTTAATAGTTTTCTGCATTGAGTTAACCATGTCCCAAGCTATGCCAAGGCACCCCTCAATATCATCAGGTTCACAGTTGTTATCTTTTACAGCCTGACACAGCATCGACAAAAAATGACCAAGCTTAGTCAAACTATCGGAGCAGAAATTAACTTTTTCGGTTTCTGTTATCATCTTCATATTCACCATGAGAGTGATTACTCGGTGAATTAAAGGTAACTAAAGTATCATTTTGGTGCAAGTGGTTTTGATACTTTATTTTCGCTACTTATCCAAAAAAAAGCCGGCATAGCCGGCATCTGATTGATATATAATTAAAATATGTCCCACCTGGCATCAACAACCACACCGATTATTTCGCACTCATCATCTAGGGGGATCATAGGATATTGAGGATTGAGGGGTTTCAGATACCCAGCCCCCATGTCAGTTACATACTTTTTAAAAGTAACATCCCTGCTACTTCTCTTTTGCGCGATAACATAGCAGTTTGAGTAAGGTTCTTTTTCTGGATCAATAAGTATGGACATACCTTCAGGAAAGGTTACCCCTGCATGCGAAGTCATAGAATCGCCTTTTACCTCAAGCCAAAAACCTCTTTCGCCAGCGTACTTTACAGAATCAATCCAGTTTTCAATATCATACATATTATAGTTATCGCCACATTGCGCAAATTGACCAGCTTGAACCCAGTTTAACTTCGGGTAGCTGTATCTGCGCTGTGGTTGCACGGTCTCGGTTACGTTATTAACCCAAGCTGTATCACTGATAGGTTTCTTTTGTGGTTGGGTTTGTGGCAGTTTTTCCTGCGTTCCCTTACCAGTCTGCAGCCACTCAGGTTCGCATCCAAGTGCGGATGAGATCTTAAAAAGAGTATTGCTGTTAAAGTTTTTTGTTAGTCCAAGCTCCGCTTTACTGATAGCTACCCGCGTGACACCTGCTTTTTTGGCAAGAGCCTCTTGCGTGAATCCTAACAATTCGCGTCGGCTTATCAACCGGTCTGCTAACGAACTCATGAGTCATCCCCCTAAAAGAAACTAAAGTAACATTTCGTTTTGATACTTTGGATTCTATTTGCTACTATCGATTGATACAATAGTTTCGACGCCGAGAGATGAAAATGACTCTGTTTGAAATCCTTAAGCAGCAATTTAAGACAAATACCGCTATCGGGAAAAGATTCCCACGCAAAGGCAAACCGAGAAGTAGTCAGGCCGTAGGGAAGTGGGAGATGCGTGGAGTTCCAGAGGATGTTGCGATCTTATGTCATTTGGATTCAAAAATCCCATACACCCACCCAGGAATTAGCAACGGTTCCAATGAGGTGTGACATGTCACCCGAAGACTTCATTCGCAAGCACATTACGGCGGCGCTGACCGTAGAAGGCTTCGCGCCGTCGGTGGTTCAGGGGGGGGGTAGCCAAAGGTCTGGAACATTACCGCTGCATGTCGCAGTCAACCAAAAAGGGGAGTTGTTTTGCGGATTGCCTTTTTCGAGCCCGTCAGTGGGCTTTGGGGCAGACAACTACCGCAGAACGGAAAGCAGCAAAGAAAAAGCCGGGAAGAGGTGGTGGCGCTCAACCCGGCCTGTTCTGACTTTCGACACAGCATTTGTTTTGAAATGACCTCGGGGGAAATTTCATGAAAAACCATACCAGATTTTTCGATTACAAATCAAGCGTGAGCAATCGCGACAAAGAATTGGCAGGTGCAGCATGAGTAATACAAATTTTGTTCATCACTACCCGTTCTCCAGCCCGCTACAGCGCCTGATTATGATCCGCATCTTAATGGCAGGGTCACTGGATGGCGAAGGTGAGCGCGTCCTTGGGCATGATGTCCTGGCAAATTTCTGTTGCTGTTCAAAGCAAATGATCTTCAAAGAAGTGAAAAACCTTGAGCAAGCTGGTCATCTTACCGTTCGCCAAATAGGGGCCCTTGTGACTGGATTAAAGGTGTGCCTTGGGCCGGCGCTAGGGTACACCATCACCTCGACTACTGGTGATGCGAAATGAGCATGCTATTTAATTTCCGTCCACTGGTTATTAACCCTGAGCTTGCCACGCGCATCGGTCTCAACGAAGCGATTGTCTTGCAACAGGTTAACTACTGGATTAACGACAAAGAGCAGGGTGTGAATTTTGAGGGCCGCCGCTGGGTGTTCAACAGCTATGAGTCGTGGGTAAAACAATTCCCGTTCTGGTCAGCAGATACCGTTAAACGCGCTTTTACATCACTCGTCAAACAGGGATGTCTTGATGTTGAGCAGCTCAATAAGTCCCAGCATGACCGGACAAATTACTACACCATCAACCATGATTGCGAGCTACTCAATGATGCGGAACAGGTACCCTCATCGAACGGGGCAAATTGCCCTGATCGACAAGCGCAGGATGCACCGATGGATGAAGGCAAAAACGCCCGATCTCTAACGGTTACTACAACAAAGACTACTACAGAGACTAAATCTATTGGCGCATCGGCTGACGCCTCTGCACCGGCACGCCCTGCAAAACAGGATTATTCACCTGAGTTCGAAACAGCCTGGGATGCTTACCCCAAACGCGCTGGTGGCAATTCCAAGGCGGGGGCTTTCAAAGCCTGGAAAGCTCGCCTGAAAGACGGGGTTAAGCCTGATGACATGCTGGCAGGTGTTAAGCGCTATGCAGCCTATGCCCGCGCAACCGGCAGCGTCGGAACCCAGTTCGTTAAGCAAGCTGCCACGTTCTTCGGTCCCGATCGCCACTTCGAAGAATCCTGGCAATCGCCATCCGCTCCCGGCGGTGGGCGCCCTGGCGTGCTGCCGGTATCTGGCTTCAGTGAGCAGAACTATGGCGAATCAAGTTGGGACTGGTAATTCAGGGGAAATGACATGTTAAATTTAAACCAACAAAAAGCGCGCCACGACCTGAAAGCCGATCGGGAGCGCCTTGCAGAAGAATTAAATTTTGCGCTGGAGCACAAACTCCCGTGGGGATACAGCGGCTGGAACTCAGGAAACACCGAGATTACCTCCTGTGAAAAGCATGGAGATTTTGAGCGATTCACGCTGGTGGGAAAGGCTTTTCGCGGCGGTGAGAATTTCAAACATTCGCAATGTCCTGCATGCCTCCGTGCTCAACTGGCAGAGATTGACGCGGAGCTGCGTGCGTTACGCGTCGCTGACCTGATGGACAACGCAGGCATCGCCCGCCGTTTTGAAGAATGCGAATTCGAAAACTATCGCCCGGTGAATCAGGGGGCTAGCAAAAATCTGGCCGGCTGCCGCCATTATGCCGAAAACTGGCCGCAGGTATTTGCGACCGGAAAGGGGCTTGTGATGACCGGCAACTGCGGTACAGGGAAAAACCACCTGGCCATCTCGACAGCGAAAGCCATCATCCGTAACCATCTCGCCAGGGTTGAAATTACTGATGTGATGCGCGTTATGCGGGCCGTGAAAAGCACGTGGCGCCATAATTCCGAAACCACAGAAGACGGCGTGCTGGAACACTATGCATCGCTGGACCTGCTGATTATCGACGAGGTGGGGGTGCAGTTTGGTAGCGCTTCTGAACTGGCCATCCTGCAGGAAATCATCAACGCCCGCTACGAAAGCGTGTTACCCACCATCCTGATTAGTAATCTGACCTTTGAGCAACTCAAAGACTCCATCGGCGAGCGTATCGTAGACCGCGTGACCAACGGCGGTCGCAATCGCCTGGCGTTCAACTGGGAAAGCTTTCGTGGCATAGACGGGGTGTCTGCATGACGCCTGTGTGGAAAAACGAAGATCTGGAAGGGGCGGTCATCGGTGCATTGTTCCTGCGAGGTGCTGACCCTGAGGTACTGGATATCCTTTCCCGGCTGCCGGCGAGTACGTTCTCGGTGCGTCAGTATCGTGAAATCTATACCGGCATCTGTCGGCAAGCCCGCGGTGGAGGAGTTATTGATCCGCTGCTGCTCTGTGAGTCTCTGCCAGCGCTTCAGACCACCATTCTGGAGGCCACCCGCGTTAGTTGGGCGAAATCGGCTTTGGTCTCTTACATCGACGTTCTGCGTCGCAATGCCGGTGTCCGTGATGCAGAGGCCGCACTGGAAAAGGTGCTAAACCAGATTAAGAGTGCCAGCAATGGTGATGCTGCGCTGGCTGCCCTGGAGTCCGTAAAACAGGTGGTTTCAGCCATCGATATTTCTGCAGATACTGTGCAGCCTGTCCATATTTCCGATCTGCTCACCGCCGTGGCTGACGAGGTAGAGTCCCGCAGCCAGGGGAGGGAGGAAACCCGTAGCCTGCTTACTGGCATTGAGGATCTTGACGAGAAGACGGGTGGCATTGAATCCACGGATCTGGTGTTTATCGCGGCGCGTCCCTCGATGGGCAAAACAGAGCTGGCGCTGGATATTATCGAGAAGGTCTCTGCACAGGGGCATGGTGTTCTGTTTTTCAGCATGGAGATGTCCGACACGCAGATCGCCAAACGCATGGTTTCTGCCGCTGGCGGTATGCCTGTATCCAGACTGAAGGCAGTCGAAAAGTTTGAGGATGAAGACTGGGCGCGATTCTTTAACGGCATGGAGCAGTTGGTTAACCGCAGCGTTTGGATCACCGACGCAACCAACCTCAATATCGACCAGATTGTACAAACCGCAACCCGCTATAAGCTGGAGCATCCAGAAATTGCCCTGGTGGTCATCGACTATCTCGCGCTGATCAAAATTCAGAGCACGGCCCGCTATGACCTGGCGGTAGGGGAATTGTCAAAGGGGTTGAAACGTCTCGCCAAGACCAACAAAACGCCAGTTATCGCCCTGAGCCAGTTATCCCGCGGGGTAGAATCTCGCCCCAACAAGCGCCCGATGAACTCTGACCTAAAGAACTCCGGGGAGATTGAGGCGGATGCTGACCTAATCCTGATGCTGTATCGCGATGAAGTTTACGACCCGGAATCACCTGCAAAGGGCATAGCCGAAATCAACGTGACAAAACAACGCAACGGCGAACTGGGGACAATTTATCGCCGGTTCTATAACGGGCATTTCCTGCCGATCGACCAGGACGAAGCCCGCCAGCGCTCAACCCCCAAACCTAAAACGCAGCAACGTCGCTATACCAGAGGGAGCCAGGAGAATAATGCAGATTTTTAACATCACCCCAATGGGCAAGCCCCGACAAACCCGCGCCGACAAATGGAAACAACGAGAAGTAGTGCTTCGTTACCGGGCGTTCTGTGATGAGGTCAGGCTGAAGAAGGTCGTTATGCCAGAGGCGGGAAGTCACATTACTTTCATCCTGCCGATGCCGGAGAGCTGGAGCCAGAAAAAACGTGCAGCAATGGATGGTCAGGCTCACCAGCAAAAGCCGGATGCCGACAACATGATTAAAGCGTTGATGGATGCGTTGTTTGCTGACGACGCTCACATCTGGGACTTTCGGGTGACAAAGCTCTGGGGTGTAACCGGACAAATTTTAATTTCTGATATCGGAGAAGTGGCCGCATGAAACTGGAATCAGCACTCAAACACTTTAGCCCCCAGGGGATGCATATCAGCGACGACGTGAAAAGCACATCGCCGAATCGCCTGAATGGTACAGACGTTATGACCGGGATCGGGGTGACCAGCAGCCGCGCACGATTCGGGCTGGCGGCGTTCTTCGGTAAGGCGGGCATCAGTAAAACCGATGAGCAACTGGCCGTTCAGGCGCTGGCGCGACATGCCCTTGATACAGCACCTAAAAACGTGCGGAAGGCCGCAGGTAAAGCGCTGGGGCGCTGCTGCCTGGTGCTGGCGAAATTTGCCTTTGCGGAGTATTCCCGTTCAGCTGAAACAACCGGGGTCTGCAGGGTATGTAGCGGTACGGGGAAGATGCAGACGACTATCACGGAGCGAAAAGTCACATACCCGTGGGGTAAGGCGCCTTATTGGGCGAAAAGGTCACGCGCTGTTCGTCCGTCCGACTGGGAGAAGTGGACCGAAGTAACTGCCATCTCCAGCGCTAAATGTGAAGCCTGTGACGGCAAAGGGATGATTAACGCCCGCTGCCGCTGCGGTGGTTCCGGCCAGGTTCTGGATCGCAAAGAGACTAAAGAGCGCGGGGCCCCGGTATATAAAACCTGTGAGCGTTGCTCCGGTAATGGTTTCACCAGTGTAAAATCTGCGGATGCCCACCGTGCAATTCAGCTGCATATTCCGGACCTGCACCAGTCCTCATGGTCACGCAACTGGAAGCCATTCTATGAAAGGCTGGTGGATATGCTCTGCAAAGGGGAGAAACAGGCTGCGGCGGAATTTGAGAAAGCGACCAGTTACTGAAGTGATCAAAGCATATGGCGACACTTTTTTGCACGATAGAGTTGACTTTGCATAAAAGTGTCCTGTATGCTTCTAATCATGGATACTTACATCCAAATGAAACCGATTACTAACCCTGCCACCCGGCGGGGTTTTTGCTTTCCGGCGATACGACAGGGGTATTCGCGAGATGCATTGCATCAGTACCCCTGTCACATCGTCGTATATTGCATTGAAACGAAATTTGTCAGATGTTAAATTTATGACGTGGTGAATCCCCCTATGCGGAGGGGCATTGTCAGTCTGATTTATTTTTGCGCTTATTGCGAGTCGTCCCCGGACTGGCGGCGGCTCACCGGGAGGCACCCGGCACCACACCCAATATAAAAATGATGATAGCTGTAAGGCCCACTTCGGTGGGCTTTTTCTTTGGGCAAAAAAAAAGCCCGCATGGTTTCATGCAGGCAAGGCAGTTACATTTAGATTTTGTCCCGGTATTGTTTTTTTGTCCGGAAGTCGAAAGATACTGTCTCGAATACATTTTGTAAATAACGGATTCAAATCACAAGGCCATGCATTTGCATGGCTTTTTTATTATCAGGTCCCGCAGGAATCATCATCGACACGCTTCGTTGTTAAATCCAGCCCGACGGGCCTGACCCTTCTCAAACACACAGCTTCCCGATCTTTCATCGGAGGCGGTAACTATGGCTAAACGTATGCAAGACAAAGAGAGCATTGCCGGGATGTCCTGGCTGGTTCTGCTGATCATTGCTTGCTGGGGTGGACTTGTTCGCTACCTGATAGATGTGAAGCAGAGCAAGGCAACATGGAGCTTGATCAATGCTCTTGCCCAGATGGTGGTTTCAGGGTTTACCGGCGTTATTGCTGGTCTGGTGAGCATTGAAAGCGGATTAAGCATTTACATGATACTGGCCACTTCCGGAATCAGTGGGGCAATGGGTTCTGTTGCTTTGACCTGTTTCTGGGAGCGCATTACCGGAGTTAAGGCGCCATGACAGCAGATCAGATTATCGAGGGCATTCTCGGTAAAGAAGGGGGTTATGTAAATAACCCAAATGACAAAGGCGGTCCTACGCGTTGGGGTATCACGCAGGTTACCGCCCGCGCTTACGGCTATATCGGGGATATGAAGGCGTTACCACGGGATACAGCCAAAGCAATTTATCTGTCGCAATACTGGACAGAACCGAAGTTTGACTGCATCGCCGAGTTGTCGCCAGCCATTGCACAGGAATTGTGTGATACTGGCGTGAACATGGGGCCACGTGTCGCCAGTACATTCCTGCAGCGCTGGTTAACGGCGTTGAATATGCAGGGCAAGCTATATCCGGATCTGAAGACGGACGGCGCGATCGGCAATCTCACCATCGCCGCCCTGAAAAGTTATCTCGCCGTTCGTGGCAAAGATGGCGAAGCCACGCTGCTAAAGGCGCTGAACTGCAGCCAGGGGGCTCGCTATCTTGAGTTGGCCGAAGCGAGGCCGGCTAACGAAGCGTTTCTATACGGCTGGGTTAAAGAGCGGGTGAGCCTATGAAGATGATTATTTTCGCTCTGCTGGCGCTGGTGGCCGTGCTGGTTCTGTTGCTAGTGCGCAAATATACCCGGCTGGAGTTTGTTGGTCATGCCCGGTTGCTGCTTAAAACATGGTCTGTCCGCCTGGGTGCTGCCGGCGCTTTGGTCGGTGTATGGGCCCAATCATTTCCGGACGCAGCTCTTCATGCCTGGGCGATGCTGCCGCCGGATATCAAAGATATTCTGCCTGCAAACATTGTGGCAATGATTAGCCCGGCCCTGGTGGTGCTCGCCATCCTCTCTCAATACGTCAGACAGCCAAAGCTGAAAGAAATAGCCGATGAGCAGCAGGAGGCGCAATGAGCCTTGAATTTATCAGCGGGCTGGTAGTCGTTCTGCTTGGCTTAATCGCTGGCGCGTTTGGGTTAGGCCATGCGCGCGGGACCAGCAAGGCGGAAGCCAAAGCCGAGCAGCAGCGCACTGAAGAAAACGCCGCTGCTACCGTCGCCGCGGCAGAACGCCGGGCTGATGCAACGAAAGGGGCCAGCGATGTACAGGAAGACGTTAAGCGTATGGGCGATGACGATGTTGATCGCGAGCTGCGCGAAAGATTTACCCGCCCCGGTGGTGGTTGATACCGCGTGCAGCTGGGTGCGGATCATCTACCTGACTGGCCACGATATCGACGCGCTGAACATGCAGACGAAGCGAGACATTCTGGCGCACAACAAATCAATTATGGCAAATTGCCAAAAAAACATCGGAAATTCGAAGGTCAATGGTCGTTAATAAGTGAGCCAGTAGCCAGCCTGCCATGATAAAATCATTAGTAACGATGGGATCATTATAAGGAACGAATGAAGTGGACGTGCTAATTGACAGTGCTCTTGAAGGCTATCTCTTCCTCTTACTGGATATGTGGCCAGTTTTGATTGTTGCTTTCGTCGGGTTAGCTCTATCATTTTATGGTGTGCTAATGCCCAAAACAGCAGTCATTTTTCTACTGCTTGCCGTGATCGTAGGGACTTCAGGATGGATATATACCTGATATAAAAATAAGCTATAAAATTTTTGTTTCAACAATATAATAAAAATACATGACCTTTAAGTTTCATTGGCCTTTCACTTAAGTGCATTGATCATTCTAGACCGAAGCATCGTTCTGGAACCTAATAAACCATTGGAGTGTATACGACCAAATGAAGATATGCTGCAATGGTAGCCAATGATGCATCTACTATTTGTGAGGTAGCTCACCCTTGAGCTCACAGGTACCACAGTAAGGTGAACTTTGTTATGGCTGAAAAAACTCATACATTAGTTTAGAAAAAAGATGAGATTTAACAAGCGTAGCGGGCTCATGGGATTAGCGGGATTGCATATTCAGCTATCTGTTTTGCTCTTAAGGATGTCAGGTGTGGATGAAGCAATGCAAAAGCTAGTGAATTAAATGAGCTAAGTACTGAGTCGCATAGTTGAATGCCTTACAGAAGGCATTCATTTAATGATTTCTATAATAATGTCCAGAACAATAATCTGTCCGGGCAGACTAATTGGTCAGCAGTTACTGATTATAAAGACGAACTACACATTATTGTGTGGTTGCTGGTGTGAAAAAAAAGAAACACACTACTCTCATTGCACCTCCGTCCCAACACCAGTCTGTCGGAGGTCAGTTACTCGTTTAAGTGATGCTCTCCCGGATGGCTCCTGAGAGTTTATTTAATTGATAACTGTGCATGACAAAAGGCCGCATTTTTTTGCGGCCTTTTTCTTAGCCATCAGAAAGGCCACCTTCGGGTGGCTTTTTTAATGGCTTAACTAATGGTGGGTAAACATGGCAACTCTGAAGGATCTTTCCCGCCAGTTAACGCAGTTGCAGAAACAAATACCCTTCGCCACTGCTCAGGCAATGACAGCCGTCGCACGAGAAATTGCCGCAGCGCAAAAAGTCGCACTGGGACGAAAGCTGGAATCGCCGACGCCGTTTACGGTTAATGCTGTGGGCTCATCGGGGGCCAGAAAGAACAACCTCCGCGCGAAAGTTTATGTGCGTGATATCGCTGCTGAGTATCTGGATCCCTTCGAGTTTGGCGGCGAGCATAAGCTGAACAGCCAGGCACTGCTCAACCCGAAGAACATCAAGCTGAACAAATACGGAAACATGCCGCGCAATAAGCTTTCGCAGATGAAAGCGAAGCCGAATGTGTTCGTCGGTGAGGTGAATGGCGTCAACGCTGTCTGGCAACGCCGGAAGCCGAAGAAGGCGAAGAAGAAACGGGCAAAACGTTCAGCGAACGGTACGCGAAGACCGAAGCCGAAACAACGCTCCCCTAAGCTGCTGGTCAGGTTTGGTGATGCGTTGCCCGTAACGCCAGTACTGGGATACATGGACCGCTCAAAGGCGATGGCGGAAGCGTTGATGCCGGCGGCTCTTAGTAAAGCGGTTGCTGAGGCTATCAGGACAGCTAAGTAAGGGGCAGTGATGCCCCATGCTGATATGTGCGTTACAGAGAGATCTCACAGGCTTTGATGAAACTATTTGTCGCAGCAGTAGAACCAGATGCATTGCCAGAGAACGAGGATTGATTACCGCCGTCTTGAGTCTGTACGCCAACTAAAATCTTAGACTTGGCGTTCTGTAACTGCTTAAGCACTGCAGTTATTTTCTCTGCGTCATCAGCTCCCACCTCAATGGCTTGGGCATTTCTGCGTGATAGAGACGCTTCAAGCTTATTGGCTGGGTTTCCATCAATTTTGATGATCAAATCCATTGCGACAGTAGGGACAGAATCAGATGATTTGTCAGTTTCAACGTATGCAACAGATAATTTATTTTTGGTGCAGTCAAAAATCAGACCAGAGTTTGACGATGATAAATCACCGATCATCAAAGCTTTTTTCCCACCGGTAAACAGGTCGTCATCTACTTTGGTGAGCCATTGAGCGTGTGCAACAAAAGAAGTAAGTAAAACAGCAGCCAACGCCGCGTTAATCAAACGAGTTTTTTTCATCATTATCCCCTTGCATTAATCGTGACAATGATAGGGGGTGATTCATCGTGATGCCATGTAAAAAATGTTTTCAAATGCCACCCTACAAAAAAATGGGTCCTTCCTGAGGCTTTTGTAAGGCACGGGCATTGCGCGCCGCGGTGTTTTTGTAGCTACAACTTTTTATTTTGTGTCCCATGTCCCACCTCAAGGGATCGCCAGCCACGCCAGAGCCGGCACGGATTATTCCATTTATTCCAGTGGGACATTCGTGTGGGACATTGCAAAAATGTCCCAGGTAAATGTCCCAACTAAAAAATGTCCCAGGTGATGCCCCATGACCATGATGAATCAGAGCCAGTATGCGCAGCACTCAGGCGTCGATCGCAAAACGATTGGGCGCTGGATTAAAGCCGGCCGTTTCATCGTGATGGACGGTGACCTGATTGATGTTGAAGCGAGCGATGCTGCACTGAAGAGAAACCGCGACGGAAAGGATCCGCGCGCATCGAACGCGAAGAAAAAGAAAACGCAGGCGGTCGTTGATGATGTCGGTGATGAACTTGAAGACACTGCCAGAAAAATTATCCTTACCGAAGGTGCCGATCTTACCCGGGAGGAAGCCGCGCGGGTGCGCGAAAACTATATGGCTCTGCTGGCCAAACTTCAGTATGAAAAAGACAGTGGCCAGACGATTGAACTGGTCGCCGCCGAGGAGATTCTTTTCAACGCCTTTCGCCAACAGCGTGATGCCTGGATGAACTGGCCTTCCCGGGTGGCACCGCTTATGGCCGCTGATCTGGATGTGCCGGCGGACAGGATGACAGAGGTGCTGATCGAACATGTCCACAAACATATCTCAGTCCTCGGAGAGCCAGAATTTAACTCAGCTGAAGATTGAACGACTTCAACTGAGTGTCAGAAAAGGATGGACGCCACCGCCGCGTATCAGCGTTCCGCAATGGGCAGATGACTACCGGAAGCTGGCGAAAGAGGCCGGGAGCACGTCAGGGAACTGGGAGACCTCGACCGTAGAAATTGCCCGTGGTCCGATGCTGGCGGCGACTGAATCCGGTGTGCATGTCGTCACGGTGATGTGCTGCACGCAGCTGATGAAAACGGCATTGCTGGAAAACCTGTTCGGCTATTTCGCTCACCTCGACCCGTGCCCGATTTTGCTCCTGCAGCCGAAAGAAGAGGCTGCAGAGCAGTTTTCAAAAGAGCGTATCAGCCCGCTGGTGCGGGTGACGCCGGTACTACGGAAAATCATCGGTGACTCGAAACAGAAGAGTTCGAAAGAAACCATCCTCTATAAAGCATTTACGGGCGGATTTCTGGCGCTGGCTGGCGCCGGTAGCCCGGACAACCTGGCACGCCGACCTATCCGCGTACTTCTGGCAGATGAGGTGGATAAATACCCGATTACCCGAGAGGGGGATCCGATAACCCTGGCGGAGGAACGAACCGCAACGTTTGGCCTGACCTGGCTTTCCGTCCGCGCCTGTTCTCCGACCGTTGAGGATGAAAGCCGGATTGCTGACAGCTATGCCGAATCTGATCAGCGCCGGGCCTCTGTTGTTTGTCCGCACTGTGGGCATCGGCAGTTTCTGGATTTTTTCAAACACGTTCAGTGGCCGAAAGAGGGTGATAAACACCTGACAAAATCAGCCATGATCCACTGTGAATGCTGCGGTGCCGGCTGGTCTGAAGGTGAGCGCCTGCGCGCATTACAGACTATCCGCTGGCATCAGACCCGGCCGTTTGAGTGTTGCGGTTCTCGCCACTCCCCGTTGCTTGAGTACGATCAGGCCTGGCGGGCGAATGATGAAAATAGCGTGGCTGCTGTCTGGAAATGGTCCGAATCACCGCGGCATGCGGTCTACCGGGCGATTTGTCCGGATTGCGGAAAAGAGGCTGTCGATAACCACCATGCCGGCTATCAGGCTTCCAAACTGTTCAGCCCCTGGCAGAAAGATAAACCGTCGGATATCGCGGGAAAATATATCAAGGCGAAGGGGGATCCGGATAAAGAGCAAGCCTGGTGGAACACGCAAATGGGATTGCCACACAGACCCAACCACGGCAAACAGCTGCCGGTTGATATTCTGCTGGCGCGTCGTGAAGTCTTCCCGGCCATCGTTCCTGATGGCGTGGCTTTGTTAACTGCAGGCGTAGATACCCAGGATGATCGCTTCGAAATCACAATCACCGGTTGGGGGAGGGATGAGGAATCATGGTCGGTTTCCCACGATGTGATTTATGGCGATCTGGAAACGGATGAACCGTGGAAACGACTCGATGCATACCTGAAACAGATCTGGCGCCGGGGTGATGGTCGTGGACTGAACATCATGGCGACATGCATGGACTCCGGCGGCCACCACACGCAAAAGGTCTACGAATTTGCTAAGGAGCGTTTGGGACGTCGTGTCTGGGCGATCAAAGGTGAGTCTGCTCAAAGCGGCAGGCGTAACCCTGTCTGGCCGACAAAGCGCCCGACATCGAAAAGCAAAGCCAGTTTCCGGCCAATTATCATCGGTGTGAACTCTGCCAAGGATGTTGTGCGTGGTCGCCTCCACCTGGACCCTCCCGCACCGGGCGCAGCCGCAGCGGGTTATATGCATTTCCCTGATGATCGGGACCTGGGATATTTCAATCAGCTATTGGCCGAACGTCTGGTTTACAAAGTGACTGCAGGCCAGCGCTTCAGTGTCTGGGAACAGATACCGGGGCGGGCGAACGAAGCGCTCGACTGCCTGGTTTACAGCTACGCCGCACTGTGTGGACTCAAACATATGGGATTAAAGCTCAACGTTCGGGCCGCAAACCTTGAAGCCAACCCTGAAAAATTCCTGCCGGCACCTGCCGTACCAGAAGAAAAAATCAGCTACGAGTTACCCAGCGCGGTTATTGAAGAACCGGCGCCCGTTAAGCGTAAGCAAATTTCAAAACTCCTGCCGCAATAAGGAAAACCATGTTCAACCGGAATACCAGTCTGCTGGCTGGCTCGATGACTGATGAGCAGCTCAGGGACGCCCTGCAGAAAGCTCAGCAGGCATACATTGATTTAACAACCGGGAGTCGCGGTGTTTCATTTTCCTATTCGCAGGGAGACGGGACACGGTCGGTGTCTTATCAGCAAAGTTCTCTGGCTGACCTGCTGGCGCTGATTCAGTTACTGCAGGCGCAGCTGGGGATTGTCGCGAGACCGCGGAAGCCAGTGAGGTTTCGATTCTGATGAATAAAGTGCAAATACTTGGCCCGGATGGTACCCCGTATCGCGCACCGCGGCCCAGCATGCTGACGGGCGGCAGCCGGGTACCTTATGACGCCGCCGATTCGTTTAGTGATCAGCTGGCGAACTGGCAACCAGCGCTATGGTCGCCGGACAACGAAATCAACATTTATCGCGATCGCATTGTTTCGCGTGCCCGTGACCTGGTCCGTAATGACGGGTGGGCGAACGGCGCCGTAACCCGTCTTCTGGATAACGCTGTCGGCGCCAATTTCAGGCCCATCATGAAACCCGATTACCGGGTGCTGCGTATGGTCACCGGTAATAAATCCTTCGATTCAACATGGGCTGAAGAGTACGGCAAAGCGCTGGAGGCGCACTGGCGCACCTGGGCATATGACACGGGGCGGTACTGCGATGTTGAACGCAAGCTGACTGTGCCGCAGATGTTGCGCCTGGCCTTTCGCCACAAGCTGATTGACGGGGATGCGCTGATGGTCCTCCAGTACCGGCCTGACCGGTTGGGGCGGGGCAGGGGACGGTATGCCACCACAGTTCAGGTCGTTGATCCTGACAGACTCAGTAACCCACAGCAGAATTTCGATATGCCGAATATTCGCGGTGGCGTGGAGATTGATGCGGACGGCGCGCCGGTTGCTTATCACATCCGTGAGGCGCATATCGGCGACTGGTGGAGCGGTGCCAAAACTATGACATGGCGACGTATACCCCGTGAAACCTCCTGGGGGCGTCCGCATGTCGTCCATGATTTCGACCATGAGCGGGGTGCTCAACACCGCGGCAATGGCATCCTGACGCCGGTCATTCAGCGTCTGAAAATGCTGGTGAAATATGACCAGAGCGAGCTGGAGGCCGCTATTCTGAACGCCATTTTCGCTGCCTACATTGAGTCACCGTACGATTCCGAAATGGTTCAGGCTGCGATGGGGGAAAGCTTCGATGACACCAGTCTGGGAGCCTATCAGGACGGCCGCGTGGAATTTCACAATGACCGCCGACTGACCCTGCAAAATGGCGCCAGGATGCCGATTCTTTACCCTGGTGAAAAAATCACAACGGTTAATGCCGCCCGCCCTTACAGCAACTTTGAGGTGTTCGAATCGGCTGTGCTGCGTAATTTCTCGTCCGGCACAGGGCTTTCCCCGCAACAGGTCACTCAGGACTGGTCAGATGTTAACTACAGCTCCGCGCGATCTTCATTGCTTGAAGCCTGGAAGACACTGACCCGACGTCGTGATGATTTTTCAATGGGGACCGCGCAGCCTGTCCTGACTGCGTTTGCAGAAGAAGTTCATGATAACGAGAACCTGCCTCTGCCGTCGGGTGCGCCTGACTTTGTAGAGGCCCGCGCCGCCTATTCCCGCGCTCGCTGGATGGGGCCTGGCCGCGGCTGGGTGGATCCGGTTGCAGAGAAAAAAGGCGCCATTCTTGGTCTGGATGCGGGGCTTTCCACACTCGAAATTGAAGTGGGGGAAAACGTCGGCGAGGACTGGGAAGAGGTGCTTGACCAACGGCAACTGGAAATTGAGTCCTGCCTGAAACGCGGTCTCCCATTACCCAGTTGGGCGCAGGCGGACAAGTTCGCCAGCGAGACAATCAAAGATCCGGAGGAAAAGTGAATCTACCTCATCTGGCGCAACGTCTGTTTAATACGCCGCTGGCCCTTCATCCGAATAAAGCCGAGGTCATCATGGCCGCGGTTATGGACCGGTTTGGCATCAGCAGAATCGAATCCTCTCTGGCGATGGAAGACGATGACTGGTACGGCTACGACGACAAACGTGGTCGGGAGTCAAAACGCGACCCCGGATATGACAACGTGGCCGGGGTCGCCGTGATCCCCATCTGCGGTACGTTGGTTCAAAAACTGGGAAGTCTGCGACCGTATAGCGGCATGACCGGTTATGACGGCATCCGCCAGTCATTTCTGACCGCGCTGGCGGACCCTGAAGTTAACGGCATCTGCCTTGATATTGATTCGCCCGGCGGTGAAGTGGCCGGGTGTTTTGATCTCGTGGATGAAATCTACAACGCCCGGGGCATGAAACCTATCCATGCCATTCTGACCGAAAATGCGTATTCCGCGGCGTATGCGATTGCCAGCGCTGCTGACCGTATTTCCGTTCCCCGGACCGGCGGTGTTGGTTCCGTCGGTGTTATCACCATGCATCTGGACTGGACGCAGCGAATTAAAGATGACGGTCTGAAAGTGACGATCATTACTTTCGGTAGTCGTAAAGCAGAAGGCTCGCCATTACGCGAACTCTCTGAAGAAGCGTTCAATGCTATCCAGCAGGACATTAACGCGATGGGGGAATTGTTTGTGAATACCGTCGCCAGAAATCGGGGGATTAGCGCAAAGGTGATTAAAAGTACTCAGGCTGCCTGTTTTATGGCTGCTGATGGTGTGGAGCTTGGACTGGCTGATGAGGTATGCCCTCCGGATGCTGCGTTCAGACATTTACTTGAAAAAACAGGAGCCTGAAATGGCAAAGAAACCGTTTAGTTTTGCCCACCTTATCGGATTTGGCGCGTCGGCTTCCGAAGAGGAAGACGATAAAAAGTCCAAAAAGGCGAAAGCCCGTCGTGCGGAAGAAGACGAGCGCGATGATGATGCGGAAGACGATGAGCGTGACGACGACGCTGAAGAAGACGAACGCGACGACGATGCGGAAGATGATGACGACGATCCGGACGCTTCCGAAGAGGATGATTCCGACGATGACGACGACCGCAAAGAAGGCAAGGCGGCCAAAAGTGCCCGCATTGCTGAGCGTAAACGTTGCGCCCGCATCTTCGGCAGTAAGCATGCCGCGGCCAATCCGTCACTGGCCGCTTCACTCGCATTCAACACAGGGATGAGCGCTGCCGCCGCTATCGACGTCCTGGCATCTACCGCGCCAGCCACTCAACCCCAGGCGACGCGCAAGCGCTCTCTCGATCAGCGCATGCAGGAAAGCGAGAATGTCCGGCTTGGGCTGGATGGGGATAAACCATCTGGCGGTAAAGCGACGCTGGTGAACAAAATGACCAGTCTCTACAACTCCACCAAAGGAGAGAAATAATGGATCAGTATGGTCAGAATCAGTTTGCTCCGGGTATGAAAAGTGCCTTATTTATGCCGGACCAGCTCATCGCCGGGACGCTTCAGGTAGTTACTGATACCGGCATTATCACCGGTGGGACCTATAAGCGTGGAACCGTACTGGGGATGGTGACCGCCAGCGGCAAATACACTGCTTGTGTGAAAACGGCTGAAGATGGCAGTGAAACGCCTGTGGCAATTCTTGTTGATAATGTCGAAGCCTCGTCAGCCGATCAGAATGGCGGACTCTATCTGATGGGCGAGTTCAACCAGAACCATATCATTATTGATGCATCATGGACTCTGGCGGCAATGAAAGCGGCGCTGCGCCCGCTGGCTATTTTCCTGAAAGACAGCACTCAGGCCCCTGTAGCCGCTTCCTGATTTAACCCTCTTACCTCTGACCCAATGCTTTAACCGGCAGGGGCTGACTCACTCCAATTTTTGCCAGCGTGCAGCTGGCATTATCAAGAGACTGAATATGGAAAATATTTTTGATACCAGCGTGCTGGTACAGGTCGTTCCTAACCTGAAAACCAGTCAGAACTGGTTACTGGATCGCTTCTTCCCGAATGTCGTGACCTACGAGACTGAAGAAGTGGCGATTGATGTTGATGTCGGCCTGCGTCGTATGGCGCCGTTTGTCTCTCCGCTGGTGGAGGGCAAGCTGGTCGAGTCCCGTAAATACCAGACCAATACCTTCAAACCTGCGTACATCAAAGACAAGCGCGCCCCTGATCTGCGTAAACCGATTCGTCGTCAGATTGGCGAGCGAATTGGTGGCGAATACACTGCCGCCGAACGTGAAATGTTAAATCTGCAGTTTGAAATGACTGACCAGATCGACATGATCAACCGTCGCCTGGAGTGGATGGCGGCCAGCGCGCTGGTGTCCGGGACCGTCACGGTCACCGGGGAAGGTTACGAAACTAAAGTGGTGGATTTTGGTCGTGCTTCCGACCTGACCATCACCCTGAGCGGTTCGGACAAATGGCCGCTGACTGTTGCCGCCGGCGCGACCAATACTCAACCTTCTGATGATATCGAAGTCTGGCAGACCACTTTCCTGAAAGAGTCCGGTTCTGTCGCCACTGACCTGGTCTTCACGAATAAGTCGTGGCGTGCATTCCGACTCGATACCACCATTAAGGATAACGCCATCACATTCCCGGCGCTGAGCCCGTTTGGTAACCAGATTAATGCGGGCCCGCAGGTGATGAAGGGGGCTATCTATAAAGGCCGCTGGGGTAACTTTGACCTCTGGTTGTATAACGACTGGTTTATTGACCCGCTCGATAATGTCGAGAAGCCGATGATCCCTGATGGTGCAGTCATCATGAGCGGTGCGGACCTGATGGGTACCCGCGCCTTTGGCGTCATTCTGGACCCGGCATTCAACTACGGCCCGCTAGCCTATGCGCCCAAGTCCTGGGTGAAAGAAGATCCGGCACAACGCCTTATCCTGATGCAATCCTCCCCGCTGGTTATTCCGAGCCGGGTAAACGCATCCCTCTGCGCAACGGTGGTCTGATATGGCTAAAACAATCAAAACCGGGTCGGTGGATGACCTGAATGCGGAAGGCACCGCCGAAGAAGTCCTGAATGTTGACGATCTGAATGCAGGCGGCATCGTTGAGGATAACCAACAGCATGACGAAACAGACGGTGATTCAGTAGAGGATGCGGATGGCGATGAAGATGAAACCGCTGCCCCTGAATACGTAGTTCTGAAGGGTAACTGCATTCGCCATGACGGCGAGATTTACCGCGAAAATCTGCGTATTCCGGTCTCCGGTAAGGACGCAGAACGTCTGCTGGCTGCAGGTGTGATCGCCGATGTTCAGGTTCTTCGGCAGCGTGCGTTATCTGCTGCGCGTGGCGTGAAAATTACTACGGAGTAAGCGCGATGGGAGTGGACTGGGATTTACACCTGTTGAGTCCGCTACATGGCGTCTTCGGCGATGAACACGAGTACCGTCCCAAAGACGGTGCTCCTTTCATAATTAACGGCATTTTTGACCGTGGGTATGCCCAGGCTGCTGAAAACCTCGACGGGGATTCAGTGATCAATACCTCCAGTCCGATGCTCGGCGTACGTGATGCCGAGTTCCGCCAGTTTGGTAAACCTCAGCCTGAAGTATCGGACCGGGTGTTTATTAAAACCGTCGGCGGCCACGTCATTAATCAGTTATTCGTGGTGTCAAATGTCGAGCCTGACAGCCATGGCGGATCCCGCCTTGTTCTTAACGTGGTGAAAACACGATGAATGCATCAGCTATTCGCAAAATGGTGGTGACGGCGTTGGTCGGTCACACCGATGCTGGTAACCGCGTTTATTCGCCGCGGGACTGGCCAACCTCGGCAACGCTCTATCCGGCGCTGCTGGTCCAGACACCGTTTGATCATAAAAAGGCGCAGGGGCGGAATACGCCGGCGTTTACTACGGTGACCACCGTTCGCATCACTGGCCGCGTCCAGGAATATGACGGGGAAACCGATGATGACGGCGCCATGCGGGCCGAGGAGGCTCTGGAGGATCTGCGCGAGCAGGTGGAAAGGGCGGTCATCAACAGCTACGAGCTCACCCGAAAAATCCAGAAGTACGCGGAAATCCGTTCGACGATTAACGTTGACGGCGAGGGGGAAGCCCATCTGGGCCAGCTGCTGTTCGAAATCGATATCGAACATTATCAGGGGCCGGAAGATTTCTATCCCATCAACCCGCCACCTCTGGAGGGGATCGATATCGCTGTCAAAATGCCGGATGGCACACCGCGCCCGGGCGTCAGTATTAACCTGCAGGAGTAATCCATGTTTGTAAAACCAAAGGACGGGCTCAGTGTTCGCTGCCCCGTCAGGGGCGAACCTTTGCCCGCAGATGGCGCAGAGGTGCCTGATAATACGTTCTGGCGCCGTCGGTTGAAGGATGGCGACGTCAGCCTGGTGCTGGAAAAAGGTGTGAAGAGCACCGCTAAAAAAGAGGACGCTTAAATGACCGTTCCGTTTTCTCGCGTACCCGGTAACCTCCGGACGCCGTTGTTTTACGTCGAGTTCGACAACTCCATGGCCAATACGGCGACGGCGACGCAACGAACCTTGCTGATTGGACAGATGCTGGCCGCTGGTTCGACGCAGGTCAATATCCCCGTCAAAGTCTCCTCGCCGAATGGCGTGGGAGAGCTGACCGGTAAGGGGTCACAACTGCATGGCATGATGACTGCCTATCAGAAGAATGACACGGCCGCTGAAATCTGGATCTTGCCGCTGGCGGACAACTCCGGGTCAATGGTGGCCGCGAAGGGGAGTATCAAGGTTGCGTCACAGGCGTCTGAGACGGGCGTAATCTCTCTCTACCTCGCCGGGACCCGCGTGCAGCTCACCGTGCTGGCAACCGATACGCCGGCGCAAATCGCTACGGCACTGGTCGCCGCCATCGCCAAAAAAACTGACCTCCCGGTTACAGCAGCTGTTAAATCAGACGCGACCGATACGGTCGAGATGACGGCTAAAAATGCGGGGCTTCTGGGTAACGGGATTGATATTCGTCTCAACTATCTGGGAACGCAGGGCGGGGAATCGACGCCTGCAGGTCTCACCCTGACCATTACCTCAATGGCAGGCGGCGCCGGCGCGCCGGATTTTGTGGATGCACTCGGCAATCTGCAGGATAAAACGTTCGATTTCATCATCAACCCGTACGACGATACGGCCTCTCTTGATGCCATGAAGGCGTTTCTGAACGATGCTTCCGGCCGCTGGGCGTGGGATAAACAGCTGTACGGGCATGCTTTCGGCACGACGTCGGGAACTTATGCTGAACTGGGCACAAAAGGCGAGGCCAGAAATAACCAGCATGAAACGCTGCTGGGCGTGTATCGCTCTCCGACGCCTCGTTATATCTGGTCTGCCGCGCTGACCGGCGCCATTGCCCCGAGCCTGCGTAATGATCCGGGCCGCCCGCTGCAGAGCCTGCCGGTTTATGGCGTGCTGGCGCCAGATCTGCAGGACCGCTTTGAACTAACCGAGCGTAACAACCTGCTGTACAGCGGCATTTCAACGTATACCGTCGCCGACGACGGAACGGTCAACGTGGAAAACATCATCACCACCTACCAGAAAAACAGTTACGGTGATGAAGACGACAGCTATCTGCAGGTGGAAACGTTGTTCAGCCTGATGTTTGTGACCCGCTATCTCCGCACAGCGGTGACCAGCAAGTTCGGGCGCATGAAACTGGCTGCTGACGGGACCCGTTTTGCACCGGGTCAGCCCATTGTGACGCCCAACATCATCAAAGCTGACCAGATCGCTGAATACCAGACGCTGGTGTTTAACGGTTACGCCCAGGATGCTGACGCGTTCGCGAAAAACATTATCGTTGAACAAAACGCCTCAAATCCTAACCGCGTTGACGTGCTGTGGCCGGGAACGCTCATCAATCAGCTGCGTATTTTTGCGCTGCTTAACCAGTTCCGCCTGCAGGCGCAGTCAACAGATACAGGAGCATAAATCATGGCTGATACCTCAAACCGCCTGGCCGGTACCGCCTACGTCACCGTGGACGGTGTTTCAGTCATGGTGGAAGGTTCCTTTAAATACCAGCCGTCCACCGTTAACCGCTCGACGCTGACGGGTATGGATGGTGTGCATGGTTATAAGGAAAAACCGGTTGCCGGGTACATTTCAGCTCGCCTGCGTGACAGCGGCGGCACCAGTGTTCGGGATTTTAACGGGCAGACCAACGTTAACGTGATCGCCGAACTGGCGAACGGGAAAACGATTATTGGTCGCGCGCTCTGGACGGTTAACGTTCAGGAAGTGGAAAGCGAAGACGCGGTGTTCGATGTCCGCTGGGAAGGCCGCGAAGTGACGGAGAATTAATCTATGGCTGAATTAGAACGTACGAAGACCATTATTCTGACCGTCCCCCTGGACGATGCCGCACAAAAAATACGCTATGAGCAGCTGGATCTGAAGGCCCCCACACTGACTCAGGTTGAGAAGTTCTACGAAAAACAGGAGTCCTCCACTTCGATTGCTGCAATGCGCTTGCTGATCGCCCTGGTGACAGATACCCGGGAAAGCATACTGGCACCGATGGATTATGTGGATTTTTGCAAATGTAAGGAGTATCTGCTCGGTTTTTTGAACTGGAAGCCCTGACCGCGTGGCAGGAGGTGGCGGCGGACGTCACCTTCTATTTCGGATGGAGTGACGAACGAGCGTGGGGTATGACCCAGAAACGGCTGCTCTGGTGGGTGGCGCAGGCCAAACGAATTAATAAACTGAAGTCCGGAGATCAGGACGATGAGTAATGCATTCGATTTCGAGCTGATTGCGGACGACAGGGTCAGCGCCACCATTGATGAAATCAACGAGGCCATTAAAAACCTGCTCCCTCACCTGGATGAGACGCAGGAAAAGCTTAATCTCGGCGGTGATGAGACGGTTGATAGTCTGGATGATGTCGGCGGTCGGCTGGATAAAATGGCCCGTAGTGCACGGGATAACGTCCAGTTCATCGGAGATATCATTCCTCCACTGAAGATCGTCGGTGAGCTGGCAGGTAAAATGGCTACCTTTGGCGCGGCCGGCGTTGTCGGATACGGTATAAAAAAGGTTGCCGACGGTTTCAGGGACGCGGCAAAAGAGGCTTACAACCTCGATACCCACGCGCAGAACACCGCTATGAGCGTCCGGGACTTTACGCAACTGGCAGGCGCGATGCGTATTCTTGGGGCGGACAGTGAAAGTGCAGCCTCATCAATTGAGGGTATTTTCAAAGCATTTAATGAGGCAGCCAGCGGTAAGAATGCAGGTGTTATGGCCGCTATGGCACAAATTGGTGCGCAGATCGAAAAGAACAGTGACGGCTCAGTAAATACCCTCAAAACACTGGAGTCGATTGCTAAAATTTTCCCGACCCTGCGACCTGACCAGCAAAAATCCGTTGCTGACGGGCTGGGGCTGACGCCAGAACTTCTGACACTGATGCGTGAAGGCGCGAATTATAAAAAACTCCTGGCGAAAGCAGATGAGTTTGGCCTGACCGTTGATCCCGGGCTGAATAAACAGCTTTCAGATGTCAACGTGACGATGAGTGAACTGGGGGCCGCTTGGGATGGCTTAATCAACAAGGCAGAAAAAAAAGTTCTGAAATTTGTCATGTCCGATGGTTCCGTTAAGAACGGACTGGAAGGCGTTACTGATTTGCTCACCAATGGTGATTTTACTGCTCTGTCTCACGCTGTGGGCTTTATTAATACCGATGAGGCTGAAAAGCTACGCCGCATCCAGGGCAATAAAGACCTTTATAATAAACTGAGTCGTAGTGAACGTGGGGCGGTCGATGCCGGGTTTATGACCGATGCCGTCCGTAAACGCTATGATGCAGAATATGGGGCGACGGATGCGGCAGAGCGTTTGCGTGGTGATATGTCGGTGATTACGCCGCAAAAGGTGCCCGGTAATGAAAGGATACCTTATCGCCATAACGACAATACCAGCCAGTATGATGATCTACTCAGTGAGGCCGGTAGCAAGTACGGCGTTGATCCTCGTCTGTTGAAAGCCATAATGAAGCAGGAATCTGCAGGCGACCCATATGCTATTAGTCGAGCTGGAGCTCGTGGGCTTATGCAGATTATGCCCTCGAATTTTAAGTCCACCGGGATTACAGATTGGACCGATCCCCGGCAGAATATTTATGCTGGCGCACAGATTATGGCGGAAAATATGCGAAATGCAGGTGGTAACATCCCGTTAGCGTTACGCTACTACAATGGTGGCTATGATAAACGTCGCTGGGGGCGGGAGAATGCAGCTTATCCTGGTGCAGTTTTGGGTCATTACCAGAATATTATAAACGGCGATGCAGGAGCAGCCCCATCTGGCAGCATTATTCAATCCGCGCAGAATACAGGTCCCGTATCTGTGAACGACATTACCAAATCATTCAAAAGTGCCATGGAGGATAACAAGCTGAAACTCGAAATTACCATGGTCAGTGAGAAGGGGGATCGGAAGGTTTTTGAAAGTCAGAATGGTGGGCGGATAACGCTACCTATGAGCTATTAGTGGTGGATGACAAAGTTTGCATGGCGAGGCAAACTATCAACCCCCGGGTATTAATTAAAAAGGTTGGTTGGTGTGAGTGTTTATCAAGGTATTCTTGTCTTGTTGGTCTTGCTCGTTATCTGCCTGATTATGTCTTTTGGAAAAGAAAAGAGCAGAAAACGGAGCGTAGCAAGGTTTGTCACTGGCTGTATCTTTGTTGTATTTGTCGGAGTTTTCGTTCTGTTCAAAAATGAATTCTCAGAATTGGATAAATGTAAACAAAGCTACCATGGTTTTTATGTCAGTGATTCTTTGTGTTACAACACAACGAATGTGGCTCATGATTATCTCGAAGGGCATGGGATTAACATTTCTGCAGTTATGTACTTATCCGAGAAAACAGCGGAGATAATAACGACAGATGGTAGCACTATAATAGTTGCCAAGTCGCCTGATGGCTTCTCCTTCTTTCCGCAGCGTTAGTTTCAGTAAAGATATCTATCACCGCAAACCGCCACAATGCTGGCGGTTTTTTATATCCGGAGTTTTCAATGCCGATTATTCAGGATGCGATTTCGTCGCTGATGGGCGGCGACGCCAGTGATGACTGGCAGAGTAAGTTGCGCCCCTCGAGCTTCAGAGGTGTTCCGTTTGCTGTGATCGCTGAGGAGGGAAGCCACGGCCGCCGCCAGGCGGTGCACGAATACCCTTATCGCGACACCGCCTGGATAGAGGATATGGGGCGCGGTGTCCGTCGGATTGTTATTCGTGGCTTCCTCATTCAGGACAGTCAGATCTATGGCGGTGGGGATGTTATTACCCAGCGTCAGGCGCTCATCACTGCATGTGAAGAGAAGGGCGCAGGCACATTGATTCACCCGACCCTGGGTGAAATGACGGTGGCTATACCCGAGAACGGGCTTCGGCTTTCCGGTTCTGCAGATGCCGGTCGTGTCTTTGAATTCACGCTGATGGCTATCGAGTCCGGGCTTAAGGTTTTTGCGGTTACCGGCAGCAGTTCGGCAGGGAAAACCGTTCGCACAAATTACCTGAAGCTGGTCAGCACCACCGTATTCAGTACCATCGCACGGATTAAAGGTGAAATCCGCGGCGTGACGCAGGCGATCAAAACCATCAAGAGCACGATTGCTTTCTGGTCGAACATGGTGGAGAGCACCACCAATGAAGTGACGAATGTCAGCAACGTTCTCAAATCAACGTTCGGTAATCAGCGCTACGGGCGCTATAGCAAGGGGGAGGTGGGCGGCAGCTCATCAGGGGTTAACGGTAGTATCTATGCTGATGACACCGATGATTTTGAATCACTTTCCGCGCAGGTATCAGCCAGCGCCATCATGGACCGTCAGGGGATTTTTGATACCGTCACCGGCCTGAACAGCTCTGCCACGGTTGACGAGTTTGTGCAGCGCACTGCTGACGTTATCAACGCGATCCTCAACTGCACCGGTGGTGTTAATGAGCGGATAACTGCGCTGGAAAAGTTGGCCAGCGCCACCAGTTCAGAATATCAGCAGTCGTCAGCTGGCGCGGATATAGCGGAAAGCGTCAATGTTCTCATCATTGTTCTGTGCAGCGGAGCAATGGCGGCAGCGGCCGCTGAATCAAACCCGACGAGTCGTAACGAAGCAGAGCAGATAACTCGCCGGGTTTCAGACCAACTGGATGCTGCCCTACTGGCGACAGGTGACCGCGCCGACGATGAACTCTACAGTTCATTACTGCTGGTCAGATCGTCATTTCTTGACACCATGTCGGCGCTTTCCGCCAGTTTGAGCGAGCTCATGCAGTTCAATTCTGCGCAGCCACTCCCCGCGCTGACGCTGGCTAACCGACTATATCAGGATGTCGGGCGCGCTGATGAGCTGATTCAGGAATCAGACGTACCGCACCCGGCGTTTATGCCTGTTTCGATGAGGGTGTTACGACAATGAGCGATCAGGATGTAGTAACGCTGACAGTCGGCGACAAAAAAATAGAGGGCTGGGATTCGGTTCGCGTGACGCGAAGTATTGAGCGCTTTCCGTCCGATTTCAGTCTGGGGCTGATGGATTATTACCCCGGCACCAGTGAGAAGCAGTTAGTCCAGGAGGGGCAGTCCTGCGACGTGCGTATCGGTAATGATCTGGTGCTGACGGGATACATCGACAGCTGGGAGCCCGCCATCACGCGTGCCAGGCATGAGGTACAGGCGAATGGTCGCAGCAAATGTCAGGATCTGGTGGACTGTTCTGCCGAGTGGCCCAACAACGTCATCAACCGAAGCAATGCGCTGGATATCGCTTCCCGCCTGGCTTCATGGTACGACATTAAAGTTTCATCCGATGTCGAAGATTTGGTGGAGGTGCCCCAGTTCACGATTAACTGGGGGGAATCGCCACAGGAAATCATCGAGCGAGTATCCAGGTGGTCGGCACTACTTTATTACGATTTGCCCGACGGTAACCTGCTGCTTACCCGCACAGGAACCCGGCGGGCGGCCAGCGGAGTGTCAGAAGGGGAGAACGTTGAGCAGGCGTACTACCGCGCCGATATGTCGGAACGATTCTCTGATTATGTCGGCGTTTCGATGAGCGTGTCGCCGATCGCCGGATTTTCTCCTGATACGGCCTATGATTCGGTGACGCTGGCGACTGCCAGGGACCCCGAAGCGGCCAGCATGCGATACCGCAAACGCATCGTTATCGTTGAAAGCACGCTGATGGCGTCGCAGCAGGCGCAGCGCGCCATCGACTGGGAGATGAACCGCCGGTACGGCCGCTCAAAGCAGCTAAGCGTCACAGTAGACAGCTGGCGGGATAGGGCAGGGAAGCTGTGGGAGCCAAATACGCTGATCCCCGTTAATCTCCCCACGCTCAGGTTACCGGATACTGAATTGCTGATAGCCGAAGTCACGTTTATGCGGGACAACGATGGTACGCATGCCAGGTTGACGCTGATGCCGCCAGAGGCGTTTGCAGTGCAACCTTATGCGTTTTACCAGCAGATAGCAGGATTCAGCCAATGAACCAGTTTCGACATATTGCAAACCGTATTGCCAGCATGCTGGGCGTGGGCCGAGTTACTGCGATGCAGGACGATGGTGGAACCCAGTCCGTGCAGTATCAGACCCCGCTCGAGGTCGCCAGCGCCCACCGGCTGGCCGAATTTGGGTTTTCCTCCGGGCTTCCCGTTGGTACCGATGTCGTGCTGGCGTTCCTGGGAGGTGATCGTTCGAATCCGGTAGTCATCGCGACCAACCATCAGGGGTACCGCCATTCAGATCTGAGTCCCGGCGAAACGGTAATGTACAACCAGTGGGGTCTGTACATCCAGTTGACGGAGGGCGGTATCAGCATCGATGCAAAAGGCCAGGACGTCACCGTCAATAACGCAAAAAATCTGACTGCTACCGCGACAGAGCAGGTGAAGCTCATTACGCCTAAATTACTGGTCACCGGTGACGTTATCGATAACTGCGAAACCAACGACAAAACGCTGAAACAGCTACGGGACGCATATAACGAGCACGACCACGAAGTGAAAGGGGTTGAACAAGGTAACGACGCCGTAACCAGCGAGAAACCGGGGGAACAGGTATGAGTGATATTTCATCATTCTGGAATGTTGATGCGCTTCATGCTGACTGGCGTACCGATCCCGGCGCGCTGGAAACCGGCAACGACCTGCAAACTGCAATCATCCTCAGTCTGTTCACCGATCGCCTTGCCCGCTCGGACGACGCTTATGACGGTAGTGATCGCCGCGGCTGGTGGGGGGACTCAGACGCCGATACGCAACTGGGTAGCCGGCTATGGTTACTGCGTCGAGAAAAACTGACGACCAATGTTGCCATACGGGCAGAAGAGTACGCAAAAGAGGCCCTTGACTGGCTGAAAGGTGATGGTGTCGTCAGTGATATCAGCTGCACAACACAGATCGTCATGCCGAACAGGCTCAACCTGATTATTCGTTATCTGCCGCCGGCTGGAGACTGGCAGGAGAGCGCATTTTTCTGGATCTGGGAGCAAATAAATAATGCCGTTTAAACGAAAAACGCTGAGTGAGCTGCGCGAAGAAAACCGGCAGTTTATGCAGGCGGAGCTTAAAAATGTCGGAGCCTTGCTTCGCTTCGGAAACCTGAAAGTCGTCGCGGACATGGATGCCGGCATGTCGCACCTGCATTATGCCTACCTGGATTATATTGCCCTGCAAACGAACCCTTTTACCTCTACCGGTGAATGGCTGGCGGGCTGGATGGCTCTTAAACAGATCTATCGAAAAGCGGCCACAGCCTCCCGGTCACCGGTAGTAAAGGCCACGGGAACTGCCGGGGCTGTTCTTCCTGCGGGTACTGTTCTGAACCGGGCCGACGGTTATCAGTATGTCACTGATTCAGGGCTGACCATATCCGCCGGGAAAAGCGGAACCACTGCTGTCACGGCTGTCTTGCCCGATATTTCTGACGACGTAAGCGGCGGCGGAAGCGCAGGAAACGCTGATGCCGGCACATTGCTGACGCTGGATGCCAACGTGTCAGGTATCGATAATACGCTGACGCTGATCGAGCCGGCAACCGGCGGGGCCGACATCGAGAATGAAGAGGATTTCCGACAGCGCGGGCTGCAGGCATACCAGAACCCGCCTCAGGGTGGGAGTGACGCCGATTATAAAAAATGGGCGCTGGAAATCTCTGGCGTAACCCGTGCATGGGTAAAGCGGCGCGGGATGGGGGCGGGGACCGTCGTTATTTATATTATGTGCGATGGCAATGACACGACGAATAACGGTTTCCCGGTCGGGACCGATGGCGTTTCATCGCTTGAAGACTGGGGGGCGATAAAAGCGACCGGCGATCAGGGAAGGGTGGCGGATTATATTTACCCTCTCCAGGCTGATACCGCGATTATTTACGTCTGCTCTCCAATAGAAAAAGTTGTCGACTTCACCATCTCCGGGATCCCGGACGCAGACAGCGATACAGTGCAGGCAATAAAAGACGCCATTAATTTGCTATTTTTTGACAACGGAACGCCGGATGGGTCAGGAAAAATTTATCTCTCCGATATTAATGGCGCGATCAGTCAGGTCGCCGGTACGACGGGATATGTGCTGGAATCACCCTCCCAGAACATCATTTTAGGGACGGGTGAACTGCCATTGCTGGGGGAGGTTGATTTCACATGAGCCTTTACTCTGTTGATGACTATGCTCGTGCCCTGGTTTCATTGTTGCCCACCGGCCTTGCATGGCCCCGTGATGTTGAAAGTACACAGCACGCGACGGTCAGGTCTCTTGCACATTCATTCGCACGTTCTGACACTGAGTCATTGGCGTTATTATCAGGTGGCTTTCCTTCAACGGCACTGATGATGCTTTACGAATGGGAGCGCACACTCGGCTTGCCTGACGATTGTGCTATTGGCGAAATGGATAGCATTGGTGCTCGCCAGAGAGCTGTTGTTTCAAAGCTAATCAGTACCGGTGGGTTAAACCGCAATTACTACATCAGTGTCGCGGCAGCGTTAGGGTACACCATATACATCACTCAATTTCGACCTGCAATGTGTGGAATGTCGGTGTGTGGAGATGCGATAAATGGCGATGAATGGCCTTTCACATGGCAAATTAACGTTCCCGGAACAACAATCAGATACGCATATTCAGGTAGCACTTATTGTGGTGATCCACTCGGTTCATGGGGAGATAAACAATTTGAATGTGCGATAACAAAAATCGCACCATCACATATAAACATTATATTTGTTTATGGCTTTGAGGCGGAGATTAATACGCCAGAATATCAATCTTTATTTGATGTTTTGATGAATAGTGTATGGCCGGAATATTAAGTGTAAATATAATATATCAACAATCACAGGTGTTTTAGTATGCTAAAAATTAGTGATGTAGAATCTACGGCTCTGGATGGCCTTTTCACTGATGGAAAAATATCAGGTGGCATCCCTCCTACAAGGTTGGTTGCAGCATGGTTCAATGCAATTCAAACAGAACTTGTAAATGTTGTCGAAGGGGCAGGAATTGAATTAGACCCCGAAAACTCAGCGCAGGTATTAGAGGCCTTAAATAAATTATTCACTATTAGCGACTATCTTAAAAAGTCACTGAACCTCAGTGACCTTGGCGATAAATCCACGGCAAGGGCTAATCTTGGTCTGGGTGAATCTGCTACACGAGCGGTAGGGAATACAGCGGGTACGGTGGCTGCGGGGGACGATTCTCGCATTACTGGCGCAATGCAGAAAGGCCAAAACCTGAATGATCTGCCTGATAAGGTTGCGGCTCGATCTAATCTCGGCCTGGGCGCAATGGCTACCAGAGACAACCCTCCGTTTATTGATGAAATCGGGGCCTGTGCACTGGCCTGGTACGACGGTGCGGTGAATTATACCGACACTGTAAACGGTGGCGCTCTTTTCCCGTCAACTGCCGATGGTGGTCATGCAACCGTCGCATTATCCGGGACCTGGCGCTGCCTGGGGCAAACAGAAACCATCAACGACCAGCACCGAACGACTTTATGGCAAAAAATCGCAAACTGAACAATTAGCCCATAGGTTGATATCTACCGAGCTAACGCTCTTTGTATTTTAAATTTAGATTGTCAGTCTTTTTCTGAAAATAATTTATCTTTTCTGGTGATAAGCACACCCAAAGAAAAGTGAGGGCAACTTAATGTCTGAATTAACCCCCCCCTTGGGCACAGCAGGATTTAGCGTTCTTAAAGAGAACGTAGAAAATTTAGATATCGCTTTAAATACTGATAGTGAAAGTTGGCTCGATCGAGGAAAGCGAGTAAATGTTTCGTGGAAGGGCATTTTAAATAAGAATGCCGAGGCTCTCAAAGAAACTCAGGACAGTATCACCATTCTTGGCCTGCCGTTTACCACCCTGGCCGAAGCGCAGGCGGACGCCAATGACGGCAAAATACCGGTAGGTGCCGTAACGTGGGTGCGAAATGCTGGTGATGCTTCGCTGGCAGACGAGTACATCAACAATGGCGGTACGCTGGAAGCCACCGGCAGGGTAATGCCATCTCAGGGGTATGTTGATGTCACCATCAGTGAGTCCATTGATAAAAATGATGACAGTAACTTATCAAAATCCATTACCTCAGACGGAATCACAACTGAGTTGGAGACTGAATCCGGAGAGAAATTCTTCTCCGGAATGAATGAAAGTCTTCAGGAAATGGCATCGCGAAGCTGGAAAGACAACACCTCAAATCTTCATTCAGCTACAGATAGAGACGGGGTGCAGCTTATCATCACTGATGCGGAAGGTAAGATCCGCATCCCTCTCACTGATTTTACGCTGCAGGATCTGCTGGCGCAGGTTCATCCTGTCCCGGGACCATTTCTCAATACGCTGAGCTCCGCTGATAAGGCTGCATATGGCTATATTGATGAGTTGGGCGGTCTTAATCTCCCGGGTCTTCCGACATCCGTTAACAATATGCTTAATGGCCTGTCCCGCCGCGTGCAGCAGCAGGCAGATGGCCGGTTTCTCACCAGTATCAAGGACTATGGCTGGGACCCGAACAGCCAGGAAGATGCACGACAGGTGATTCAGCGCGCAATCCGGGATATGGCCCGCAATCCGTATGGTGGTGTGATTTACTTGCCGCCAGGAGTATACCGGCTGAGTTCCTTCCTCACGCCCGCGCCCAACGTGTCAATTATTGGGGCAGGTACCGGCAAAACAATCCTGATGCCGTATGGCTCATATTCGGCGCTCCAGTTCACCACATCACCGACAAATCCCGTCCCGGAATTGACGGATTTTGTGTATTCCGATTTTGAGGTGGATTGTCAGGACCAGGTGTTGCCGGATGAGGGGTATCTCCCCAGGACCAAGGGCCTGTATTTTAACTTCTATCGCCGCGGCCACCTGCACCGCTTGCGGGTGAGAAACTCTGGTGCGACGGGTATCGGCATCGACTTTGCTCGCGATTCCGCGATTACTGAATGCGTGGTGGAGAATTTCGGTCGGCTGGCACCGTCGGGTAACGATAACCCTGCGGGGGCATCTGGTCTCGGATTAGGGGCTGGCGGTACGCAGAGCGAGCCGCTGTATGTTGCTGGTAACTTCTGCCGTAACGGTAAGAACTTCGGCATCTTTCTTGAGAAACAGCATGGTACCAACGCACCGTACAGCTCTGAACACACAATCATTATGGGGAATACCTGCACAGGTAATAACGGCGGGATGGGGGATTGCGGTGTGGACGGCATGATTATGATCGGAAATAACTTCTCCGAAAATAATTATGGTGTCGTTATCAGTCCAGGAACCGTACTGGCATACCCCGGTTCGCGCGGTCGCTTGCAGGGAAATATTATCGCCAAAAATGCTAAACATGGCGTCTATTACAACAGCACGACAGAGCAGCGTGACGGCGAATACCAGATCGATGGCAATACCATCCGTGATAACGGAGAAGACGGGATCAACTTTAAAGCTCCAGGGCAAGAAGTCCGCAGCATGTTTATCCAGGGGAATGACGTTTATCGAAACGGTCGCCATGGTTTCCATCTGGAAGACGGCACAGCCATCAATATGGACGTAATTAATAACCGCTTCTGGAATAACGGCCTGACCGCTGCCGGAAACGGAATTAACCTGGCATCAGAGGTAAAACTCAGCTCGTTCAGTGGCAATAAAATTCGAGACATCCAGGCTACACCCACTCAGCAATATCCGGTTAATGCCACTGGCGCACTGACCGACGTTGATATTTCGTTTAACCACTGCGTTGGCAATGCACAGAACACGCTTAATCTGACCGGCGCACAAACCCGCGTCACCACTCTGAACAATCCAGGAATCTGACAATGGCGACTCAAATTAAAAGCAATAAAACTTATCAGGGCGATGCTGCCGCACTTCCTTCCCCGCAGGCCCCGATGCCAAAGCTTGCATCGTTATACCTGGATTTTGAGAAGGAGCTGTATATTGCCCTCGGCAGAACAACGGGTAATGCAATTCGCTCCCGCCGTCTGGCTGACGTGGTAACCTTTACTCGCGCATCAGAAACCACCCGAGTGAACAAAAGCGGCCTGATAGAGTATCTGGCGTCCGGTGAAGCTGCGATCGAATATGACCCGATTACTGGTGAGTGTCTGGGGCTGCGCGTTGCTGCGGGAACAACCAATCAGGTGGCAAACAGCGAAAACTTTTCCGGGTCTACCTGGACAAAAACGAACGTTTCTACCGTGGCGGCGAAAACCACGGCACCAGACGGAAACCCGACAGCATCGCCATTCAATGAGACGACGGATAGCAGTGACCTCATTCACTCAATGCTCGAAAATGCCACGCCAGCGGCAACGACAGGCTCCCCGGTAACGTTTAGTATTTATGCGAAGGCCAATACTGCCAGCATTATTCAGCTCGTGGCCCAGGGCGCTGTTGCAACCCCTCAGTATGCAAACTTTGACCTGGTAAATGGTGTTCGTACACGCAGCTCTACAGGTATCCTGCAGACCAGCGTCAGGAAATTTAAAAATGGCTGGTATCGCATCAGCATAACGATAACTCCTACTGTAGCTGCTTCTCCACAGTTTACTCTGGCGTTGATCAATGATGTGACATCAGCAGCTGCCTTGCCGGCATATACCGGCACGGGGAAAGGTATTTACATTTGGGGGGCGCAGATTGAAAACTGGGATGGAGTGACACCATACATTCCAACGTCAGGAGTCGCAGTGACGCGCCCGGACGAAGTTTGCACTGTTCGCCAGGACCTGGATTTTATGGCTACAGATCGCGGCGCTATTTTTGCTGATTACAACATGCCCGCCAGCCTGCAGGCGATGAGCGGGGTTTATAATGCCGGGCAAGCCATTGTCTGCCTTGACAATGATTCTGTGGCTGAGTATGTGAACTTTATGAACCGTCGCATCAGTAACAGCATCACCAATCAGAACCTGACTGCAGCAGCTAAAATTGTCGGTAGTTCAGAGATAACCGTGGAAGTTAAACGTTTAGGGCAAGTGAGAAACGGCCATCAGGCCTTCATCAGTTCGTTTATCAACGACGATATGCGTGTATTTGATGGCATCAACAAATACAGCGGTGCGCCGCTGGTCTCAACACAGCTGAACCGGCTTATGATTGGCCGAGCAAGAACGACACCTGCCGCGGTTTCCAATGCTTATCTCAAGCGCCTTGTTTATTACCCTGTGACGTTAGTCGATACAGAATTAGTGTCTCAGTTTAATGCGTTGTCGTAG